AAGATATATAAATATTGATTTCCCTTTTAGGGATAGTGAGAAGGGTTTTTATTTTAAATTAAATCAAACCGATAAAGAAGCAATAAAGGCAGATTTATTACATCTATTATTAACTAATAAGGGAGAAAGGTTATATATGCCTGACTTTGGTAGTGATTTAAAAAAGTTTATATTCCAACCTAATGATAATATAACACATAGTGAGATTAAAGATAATTTAAATGAAACTATTAAAAGATATATACCAAATTTAGTAGTGGACGCAATAGACTTTAAGAAAAACGATATAGAAGAATTAATAATAGTAGAATTAAAATATACGGTAATAGATGGAACTTTCGCATCTTCGGATATTTTACAAATAACGCTTTAAAATATGAAAAAGAAGGTAAACTATAATAGTAGAAATTTTGCTGAGGTAAGGGCAGAATTAATTGGATTCATACAACAATATTATCCTGAAGTGTTTTCAGATTTTAATGACGCATCTGTTGGTATGATGTTATTAGAATTAAACGCAGCAGTTGGTGATATGTTATCATTCCATACTGATAGAATGTTTAATGAAACACAAATAAATTATGCACAAGAAAGGTCATCTATATTAGAGTTAGCTAGGACTTTTGGTTTAAAAGTACCAGGAAATAGACCTAGTATTACAATTGTAGAGTTATCTGTTTTAGTACCTGTTGATCCAATTGGGGGTGATGGTCCTGATTTAAATTATGCACCTATATTGTTGAAAGGTACACAAATAACGGGAGCAGGAAAAGTTTTTGAATTACCTGACGATGTAGATTTTTCTTCTGGATTTAGTAGTAGTGCAATACCAAACAGAACAATTATACCCAAATTTAATTCATCGGGTGGTGTAGATAACTATGAATTAACCAAACAAGCTTTAGTTATAAATGGTATAACTAAAGAATATAAAAGGGTTGTAAGTAGACCCGATTATAAACCGTTTTTAGAAGTTATATTACCAGAAGATAATGTAATTTCAATTGAAAATATTATAACATTAGAAGGTACTAACTTAACAACACCTCCAACACTTAAAGATTATACTGATTTCACTAATAACTATTATGAAGTTAGTGCGTTAGCTGAAGCAGAAAAATTTATTGAAGACCCTAATACACCCACTAGAACTGAAGGTATACTACCTGGTAGGTGGAGAAACATACCTCAAAGATTTATAAGTGAATATACTGATAACGGATTTTGTAAAATAACATTTGGTGGTGGAGAAATTGATACTTCCGAACTAAATGATTTTATTGGTTGTAGAGGACAAATAAATCAAATAGGTGACTTTGTTAATAATAATTCTTTAGGGACAATACCGGTACCAGGAAGAACTATGTATGTTAAATATAGAGTTGGTGGTGGTGCAAATAGTAATGTTGGTCCTAATGTTTTAACAGGGTTAGGTGATGTCTTTATATTAACTCCTGGTGAGGACTCAACAATAAATTTAAATGTAGAGAATAGTTTAAGTGTAAATAATCCTATACCTGCAATTGGGGGTAAACAACAACCGTCACTAAATGAGGTAAGACAATTAGTTAAGTATAACTTTTCGGCACAAAATAGATGTGTCACAATAAAGGATTATTTATCGAGAATAAATTTAATGCCTGGAAAATTTGGTATACCATTTAGAACTGGTGTATGGGAACAAAGAAATAAAGTTAATGTTACAATATTAGCATTAAATGAAAATAGTAAATTAAGTAATTCTTCTACTGACACATTAAAAGAAAATATTGCAGAATACCTATCAAATTATAGAATGTTAAATGACTATGTTACCATTAAAGATGGTAGAATACTAAATTTATCTTTTGAAGTATCATTATTTACAGATAAAACAACATCTAAAGGTGAAATAATGTCAGATGTTATTGAATCCATACAAGAATATTTTAATATTGAAAAATGGCAAATGGGTCAGAATGTTTATTTGGCACAATTAATAGAAAATATAAATAATGTTGGTGGAGTTTTAAATGTAACAGATATTAAAATATTCAATAACGTTGGTGGTAAATATTCGTTAAATGAAATATCTCAACCATATTCAGACGATGCTACTAAACAAATAGATATTTCTGACGACTATACTTTATTTGGTGAACCAGATGCAATGTTTGAAGTAAAATTCCCTAATAAAGATATTAAAGTAAGGTTTAAATAGTTACTTTTATAGGAATATGAATTAGTTTTAAAAAAAAAGAAATTATGGGATGTAATACATGTAAACAAAATAATGAAAATTATGATAAGATGGAAGGTACTGAATTAAAATTAGTACCTGATAAAGTTGCTAATGGGCAATTTAGGGATCTGAACATAATTTTAAAATTAACTACGGTAATTGTTATCGTTGCAGCACTACCTTTAATTGTGAGTGCGTTAATATTACAATTAATATTAACTATGTTCACACCCATTTGGTTTGATAAAATGAGAGGTAAATGGTCGAATTATTGGAGGAGAAAGTTTGCTGGTGCTCAGGAACAAAAAAATAGTAAATAAAAATAATGCTAATAGAGCAAAAAGAGAAAAAGAGTTTAAGGATACACCTACTTATACTTCAGAAATATTTGAAGAAGTAACAGTAGTAGAAAATAACAAAGAAAGTGAATAACTATTTTTATGTCAAAATCGGTTCGAATAAGAACAACCCCAAATGGTGAAGATAAATACGTTAAAGTCGAACTTAAACAAGATTTTGATTTACTAGAGATTTTAAGTTTAAAAATTAAACAATCTGATGTTTATGGAAATTTCTGTGCACCACATGGAGTTGTTGCAGGAAGAATTATAATTAACAACGGTTTCGGTGTCCCGAACGTAAAAGTTTCAATATTTATACCCAAAAATTCTAACAATCCAATAGTTGATCAATTATATCCTTACGATAGTCCCACACCTAATAATAAAAATGTTAGTGGGATAAGATATAATTTATTACCAGACACCCAACAAAAACTAAGTCATACACCTGTTGGTACATTTCCCGATAAAATTAGTATTTTAGATGATCCTACAAATTTAGAAATTTATGAGAGGTATTATAAATATACTACAACTACTAACGAATCTGGGGATTTCATTCTATTTGGTGTTCCTACAGGAAACCAATTACTACATTATGATATGGACATTAGTGATATTGGTTTTATTTCTGCAAGACCATATGAATTAATAGAACAAGGAGTTCCAAAAGAGAAGTTTCAATCACCATTTAAATATAAAAGTAGTAGAAATTTAGATAGTCTTACACAAATAATTAGTGCCAATGTATCAGTTAATGTAGAACCCTTTTGGTGTGATAGTCTAAGTACAGGTAAAGTGGTTGGAATTACTAGAAGTGATGTGAGTATAGACTCACTAGAATTAATACCAACGGCAATGTTTTTTGGTAGTGTAATATCTGACGATGAGAAAGATTCAGTAAATAAAAATTGTAGACCTAGAAAAAAAGCGGGTCAGATGGATGAAATGATTACTGGTGGTGGGCAAGTAGAAGCAATATATAGAACATTAGAGGGTGATATTGAAAAATATGATGTACCTCAAGACGCAATAGATGAAAATGGTACATTTGCAATGCAATTACCAATGAATATAAGAAAAGTTGTGACAGATGAATTCGGTAATCTAATTCCTAGTCCTGATGGTATTAAAGGTATTGCTACTGAAGCTGATTTTAGATTTAGAATTAGTATGGATGCAACTAGTCAAGATAAAAGATTAAGACAAAGGGCAAATTTTTTAGTACCCAATCTAACTGGTAATTATAAATTCGATAATTACGATTTAAAAGAAATGCAAGAGGAACAACCTTTTGAAATAAATGAACAACTTTCTACTTATACTGAAAATACACCCTACTCTGCGGATACGACAAACCAATACAATTACCTTAAGGAATTTTATACTTTAAGATGGAAAAAAGTTTATACGGTAAAACAGTATATGGGTAGATACCAATCTAATAAAAGAGATCAAAATAAAAATTTTATTGGAATTAAAAGAATTATTGATGGTGCTGGTGTTAATAAATTCCCAGTAAATAGGTTATTCACTAAAATTAATCCGATATATACAATTTTATGTGTTTTATTACAGTTTATTGGTTTACTTATATCTTTTGTTAATGGTCTTATGAATATAATAAATGGTTTAGTAACCGCAATATGTAATATAACAGTAATTTGTGGATTACAATTCGATTTTTCAGATACAAGTGGTAATTTTAGTTCAACCTGTTCAAATCCAGTAATCCAAAAGACTTTAATTAGTTGGTGTGTTGGTTCGTTATGTTTAATTTTAAAAATGAGAATATGTTTTAAACGTAAATGTATTTTTGCTGGTTTTTTATGTAAAAAATGTAATGATGTATGTGATCCACAGAATGAGAGTTTAAAACATAGTTGTATGAAAAATTCATCAGGCAACAATTTACCATGGGGTTCAGCTAGAAGTTCGAATCAATGTACTCAGAGTGTTTCTCCCGGTGAATGTTGCAATAAATGTTGTGGTAAAGTTAATTTAATTGCTTTAAAATGTGCAGAAGAAACTGGTACTGGACCATTTAGACCTTCTTGTATTCCAACCCCATTTGCGTCCAATCAGTGTAATGAAACTTTTGTTCTACCATTTTCTTGTGCAGAATGTTCAGGATATACTACACCACAAATTAAAGACTGGGTAGCATGTAAATTAGAAGGTGTAGCTAATTTTTTAAATATGTTACGTTTTGAATTTTATAATGATTGGGTAAGTGGTACATTATATTTCCCACTTATTAAAAGAAAATATAAGGTTAAGAAAAATAAAAAGGGTAGAGGTCAAGTTAGAAAAGATAAATTTTGTGATTATGATTGTAGTCCCGATTACCAACTACCGTTAGAATATACTAGATATAGGATAATAGTTAAAAATAATACATCTAATAAAGAAGCGTATTTAAATGTTGGTGGGTGTAAAGTTACCTTAAGAGGTAGTTTCAAATATACAACTAACTGGTACGGTGATTACCAACCTAATGCTAATGCCAATGATCTTCAGGATGCCGCTTTAGCTGCTGCAAAAGAAGAATTAACATTTAGTGGTAGAGATGGTGGACTTAATGGTTGTACATTAAGGTTTAGTGATCCAGTAGTTTACGATAAATTAGCCAATGATCCTAGAATAACAATTAGAATTAATGATAATAAAACCACTAAACAATTTCCTGGAATACATGGTAAACCTAAATATATTAAAGTAGAAGATCCAATTACTGGAATAGATGGTTGGGAAAATGTAGGTGGTCACGGTCATCACCAAAATAAATGTAATACAGTTTATAGAGTAGAAAAAGAAGAGTACTTCAGAGACAATATAGGTTGTTTACCACTTAATGTTTCTTCTAATGCAGTTCCAGATAACCCATTTGAGGTTGAACCTGGTTCTCCTGAAGAGGGTAATAGTTATCCATCACCCAATCCTAATGCTGCTTGCCCACCTAATAATTGTAATAGTCCTTGTAGTGCAGGAGTTCAAGGTTGTACAAACATTTGTAATTGTGTCGGTCATGAACAATATAATAATAGAAACATCAAACACGGTATAGTAAAATGGGAAGACGGAGTTATATATTATGCGTCTATTATTAAAAAACCTGATCCATCATTTAATGAAACTGCTAATGGTGAATATTATAAGGCAAATTTAATGTTCCCTACAGATTTAGTAGAGATGGGTAGTTCAGTTAATTGTGATATCGATGACGTACCTTTTATTATTGGAGAATTAGAACCTACAACATTTAAAGTTAGTGAAGAAGGTTTAAAATATAAACTTTCAGGTGTTAACCCTAAAACTGTAGATGAGGTTACTGAAAAAGATGGGGTAGTTAATTTAAGAGCATATGTTTCTTTTGGTTGTGCAACAGTTAATTGTTTAAATACAACCGCTGGTGTGGTACAATCACAAGTGGGGGTTGATTTAATAGACACAAACGATTTGGGTATGGAAATACAACCTTGTTTTACATATTATGATCATGATGATCAAACTAGAGATTATTTTTGTAGGAGATTTAGCACTTATGTAGATAATGATTTAAATGTTAACTATATGAGACCAGCATCTAATCAATTTGATAATATATATGAAACATACCCTACCGTCACACTTGGTAGTAATATGAATTTTATAATTGATAACACAACGTATCCTGAGACTATTAATGATGGAGATGAATTTATAACCGGAGATAGATGTGGGTTAAGGTATAATAAAAAATATTTCTATGGTGCAGGATGGAATGGTGTAACACCAAGTACATTATTAAAATTCCCTACAGAATCAGATATAGACGATCAATCTAACCCAAATGAATACGGAGTTATGTATAGTACATCCCAAACACCATATTATCATTATTTTGGTTTAGTACCAGGTAAATCTGCATTACATAGATTGGTATCTCAATATTTCGCAGATAGGATAAGTGAGGTAACCTTACAAGGTTTAGGTGATAACGAAGGTGCAGCACAAAATGTTTACGATCAACCTAATTTTAGAAGTATAGAACAAAATCAGTTTACAGTATTGAGAAGTTGTTTAGGAGAAGCACAAATTGCAACTGCTACTGATAATAGTGCTGGTAATGATATATCCGTAGTTATTGGTAACAATATAACTAATAAATTTAATGGTAACAGTGCAGGACCAAATACACCGGCACCTCCAGTTAATTGTAATAGTGAAATGTATATATAATTGGTATAAAATTTATGTGATAGTGGTAGCTTATAAAGGGCGATATTCTATTCACGAAAGCGTGAGGTGTGCCAGGGATGAGATACCCCATTAATTCAAGTGATAAATTATGGCTTATTGTAGATTGGATCTATTTTTAACATGTGAAGGTTCTTAACCTAAAGAGTACGCTTTCATAAGTGAAACTTAAATGTTCTGGTGGTGGTTTAAAACAATAGTAAACTTTCAACATGAACTTCGGATTCGCCAACTCTAACACCAACTCCGCCAACCAAACTGTGAATGCCTATCAAAACAGAGATCAAGTGATGAGCACAATGGGATACAAGAGCATTCAAACAACTGCCACCGCTGCCCCAGCTAGAGAAGTTTTTGATCCAAAAACAATTCAAATGCCAAAGATGGTTGTGAAGAATGCCCCAAATCACCCAGTCTGGTCAACAATGGGAGGACATTGAGGAATCAAACAAAAATGTAAACATAATAGATATAATGCATGAGCATCGGCCATAAGGCATATTATGAACTTGTTGACGTTATATGAGTTTAAGCATCTTTCAAAGATGATCAGTATATTTACGTTTATCAAGGATAAATAGTTTAAAAACAAAAATTTCAATTCTTTTCATTTGATAAAATTTATTTCGATATTATTACTGTTCTACATATAATAAATTAAATGAATTTCGTTACC